TCTTTTCCACGGATAGCCGCCGTCAAGCACCTCTCCTGTTTCCGGGTCTGTCATTTTCACAACATCATCGCCCAGTATGAAAAGGTCATACAGGTGTGACTGATTTTCAATTACATAAGTCCCCTGTGCATTTGGTGACTGTGTTGTGCTGTTCCACTTGCCCTTGCCGGCTTCCATATGTACATGCGTGCCGAAGGCTTTTGGATTTCCTGAACCCATGCCGCCCTCATCATAGAAGTAATCCCCCTGTTTAAGCACCTGTCCTTCCACAACATTGAATGTGCCGTCGTGCAGACAGATAAGCCTTGCATAGTCTGTTGTGCCGTCTGCAAATTCCACCGGCAGAGTGCTTTCAAGGTACAGCTCACCATTGGCATTGTGTCTGCAACGTTTAACTACCATATCGCAAGGGCAGTATAGCTTGTCCGCCCCTGTGTCCTTACCGCCGAAGTCCATGGCAAGACTGCCGGCGTGAGAGAGAATATCATTTTCACCCTGTGTCACTCTCAGATATTCCATTGGAAATTTGAATTTTTGCATATTTGTTCTCCTTTACTGCAATATACACTGTTCAACATATACATCTACTTCTTGATAAGAGTTACCAAAACCGCAGAAAATTCTTATTTTATGATTACCGGTAAGACTGGATATGTTTATAGTTTTCTTAACGTCTATATTGGTAGTTTCATAATTGTGGCTATCTCGTACAGTGTCACGCATAACTCTTGTTCCTGATTCGTTGTATATATCAAGATAAATACGAAGATGTTTACTACTTTCAGCCGCCCATTGCGTAACAATACGTAAATCAAGATATATACTTTCCCAGTCTGTTAGATTATAGTAATCCTTCGTTTCAGCATAAACTTCGGCTGCATCATCAGCATAATGGTCACCATATCTGAAGAATATTTCCGACCCTCTTGGTTCGCAGTAAACATGATAACTACTTTCAGTCCCATCAGAATGTTCACGGTCTACATATTTATCGTGAAAATCCCATATTGCAGATAAGTCGCTGATTTCTGTACCAACAAGAATTTCTTCGGCGCTCCATACTTTAGTGTCGTTTACAGTTATATGTTTACATTTGACACCATTTACATTGCATTTTTTCAGCTTTGTGCTATTGATATTTAATGCCATAATATCACCGCCTTAAAGTGTGATATTTAGTGTGCCTGTTTCCGCATCAAACACAAAGCTGGCTTTTGGCATTGCGGCATTGGCTTTAGCCTGGGCATTATTTGCTGCTGTTAGTGCACTATCGGCTGTTGTCTGTGCATTGTTTGCTGCCGCCTGTGCCTCCTGTTCAACTCTTTCAAGCTCAGCCGTACTTGCCCCGCCGCACATTTCCACTTTCAGCCCTGCCCCGTCAGGCTGAATGATATTCAGCACACCGCCTGCGTTTGTAAGCTGTTCAATGCTGTATGTTTCGGTGGTTTGTGTGGCGAGCAGATAGTATACAAAAACTTCATTTTCAGTTAAAAATGCTTTTAATGTATCAACATCTGCAATTTGAGAAAAACACACAAACACTGCGGACACTGATGTACCACCGCCATAACCAATACCACTTATACTTTTAGTGGCACCCGCAAGGTCTGCTGGAGTGTATTCTTCTAAATGGGTACATAAAACAGAGTGCTTATTAGTGTATAAACTGTCTACGACACCGCCTGTAAAAAAATTATTTGCAGTGAACAATTTTTTGTTATACCAAGAATCATTTTGTGTAAAATTCAAATCACTTGAAATACGCTTTTTCGCCACATTCCTTGTAACAGTCACCACACCATTTTTAATTTCTGCTGTGTCTGCTATCCACTGCTGACCATTTTCGTCTGTGTAGTTGCCACCGCTTTCAACTGCTATGCCGTTAAGGGTAATAGGCAGAGAAATATCCTGTCTGCCTTTGTATGGCTCGTATTCAGTGGAAACAGAGCCAAGTTCTATCATTAGGTAAAACTCTATATCAATAGCTGTGCCGACAGGGATATTACCGAAGATTATCTGTAAAAAATCAGTTGTTTCTGTAATAGTGGATGGTGTCTGCCTGATATATGTATTGACGTTACCATTATATAAACGGACACCGCTAACATTTTCCGCTGAACCCTTTATAAAAACCGGTGTGCCGATATATGTGCCTGCATGCAATGTTAATGGTACAGAAAGGTTAGCACGAGGATATGCACCAGTTGTAGTCCCATACACATGCCATAATCCATTTTTACATTCCCATTTCAAGCCTTGGAATTCTGTACTATAATCAGGTTGCTCCAGCAAGTTCTTGCCTGCCACTGTCAGCTGGGTACTGCCCCCATCGCCTACAGAAACAATTGGTGCAGGGCTGTCAGGTGCAGGTGTGCCATTTTGTGTGCTTTTCCCCACCACTGTCAGCTTTTCAATGCCGTTTTTCAGTGCTGTGGTTGTTAGCAGGCCGTCGACTGTGCCTGTGTGACCGCCGGCAAGCTCTTTTTTGATTGCGTGGGTCTGGGCTTTGGTGGCATAATACTCTGCCGGCTGTCCCCCCAGCTTGTCTGCATTTTCCGCTTTATCTACTTTGCCGTCATTGTTTGTGTCATATACAGATTTCTGCATATCAGCACTTCCTATGTCTTTTACACGGTCATTTACCAGGTCTCTTGTTTCCTTTTTTGAATATACATCATCACTGTTGGCTTTTTTATCCAGCAATTCATTTGTTTGTGTTTTGTTGTATGTTTCATTTTTTCCATACACACTGTCTGCATCAGCCTTTTTACTCAGTTTTTCATCCATCTGGTTCTGTGTGTACAGCTGCTCCTTGTTGTAAACAGCATCAGCATCGGCTTTTTTGTTCAGGGCAGCTGTTGCTACACCTGTCCAGTTTTCCCCGTCCACAGATACCTGTAGGTCTCCGTCACTGCCTTTTCGTATCAAAACTATATCACTGCTCTGCACAGGTGCGCCGTTCTTTGTCAGTTCCGTTACCAGAGCATTGTAGGCTGGAATAATTACGCTTCTTGATGTCTCCTCAAGTTTATCCTGCATAGCTTCTGTTGACAGTTCAGGTGTGTCAGGGAGACCTACCACACCAATTCCCTGCAAATCAGAAGCTGTTATTTTTTTATAAGCCACAAATATCACCTGCTTTCTGTAAATTCTATTGTGGCATCATACAGTGCCAGTGGCTCGTTAAGAAGATCATTTTCAAAGACAAACTGTGCTTTTCTGCCATCCGGCTTAACACTTATTTTCTCCCTGAAAATATAGCTGCTCTTGTCTGTTTTAAATGTAAGTTTTGAAAATCTCAATCTGGAAAACGTAAAATATCTTGCAGAGGAATCATAGTCAGCCAGCAATTCCTCTATGCCGTCATACCTGGCCTTCATTCTCACCCCTGTTGCTATGGCACTGCCTATCATTACAGCAAGCAGTTTGAATCGTTTTTTAAAATAGAAATTCTTGCCTGTAAGTTCAGGTGTGGTCCATTTCGCCCGTATGATTTGACCATCATCGTTGAAATTTTCCAGTGTATCATAATCCTTGTGAAACCTGCAGACTCTGCCGTCTGATGTCCCGAATGTAAGAGTGTCCCCTATATTTGCTATGCATCTTGCAGGCACATTCGTCCTGTAAAATCCTTCGTACTGTCTGTTGGAATAGGGCACATTCTTTTCAACCGAAGCCTGTGTGCCGTCCAGTGCAAACAGATATCCCCCTGCTGCCAGCATATAGAATCGGTCATATGTAGTACATACTGCTTCTGTCAAATCCTGTTTCAGCAAAAGCCCGTTCAAAAAATAACTTCGCAGCTGTGCATATCTTTCCCCCAGCACATCGGAAGGAGTGACAGCCATAATACCACTGTCTGTAAGGAACAAAGGCTCGGTTTCCAGTGTGGAGAATGCATATTTGCTCACTGCACCACTGCCCTGAAAAGAGCCTGCCAGAGAGAATGATGCACTGCCGTCCTCAAGCAATCCGCCTGTTCGCAGGATAATGTTTGTCCCCGTATCACTTCTGTCTATGTGTGTGGCCAGTTTGTCATTAATGACCGAATACCCCACAATGTTACTGTTGTCCTGACCGATTACGCAATACCACAAATCCCCCCAATATGTCGGGTCATCCATCTGGCAGTAATAATCCCTGTTGCCAGACTCATTGTCTCCGGCAAGGAAAATCCTGTCCATCGCACCGCTTACACCATAGAGAGTCATTATGTCACAGGTATTGATTTTGTCCGCATAACTATCTACTATTTTGGAGTATGTGATTATCACATTGTCCTGTCCTGTTACAGGGCTTTTACCGGGTGCGGCATTGAATGTCACCTTGCCCGTTCCTTTGTCCACTGTGTAATCTGTCACAGTGTCATACCCACCACTGCTGTTCAGCTTTTCCACCTTGTCAACAGAAGAGATTCCTGTAGCAGACAGCTGATATATATTGTCTGTCTCTGTTCCCAGAAAACTGTCTTTTCTCTTTGCCCCCAGCAGGTTGACAGGCTGATATGATGTCCCACCACCGGAAGGTGAGCGGGATATGGTTATTGTCGGTATAAATGCCTTGCTTTCCACTGTTTCACATTTGTATGCAGAGCCTTCCTTGTGGTACATCAGTAGCTTTTTCCCGTCTGCGATAATCAATTTTCCTGCCAGCTGCCTTGATATACTTCTGCTGTTTGCCATACCTTCATATACTACTGTGTCCTCATAGTACAGCTTTGTGCCTGCGTGTATCAGCAGTCTGTCCCCGTATTCATCGGTGAATATGTGAAATCCGTTTATCTGCCCGTCATACTGCTTGACAGTATGCCAGCCAATCCATTTTCGGATTTTACCCCGTGACTCCCTTATCATATTTGGACAGTCAGGTGAGCGGAAAGTGGATACATATCCAGGTGCATTTGTCAGGTCCGCGCCCAGAAACTGGTGTATTGAAACAGTTGATACAGCAGGTCCCTGAATAGGTTTTACCTTCCCCATTACAAGCACCACCTGTCTATATCAAATCCGCCAACCACAGAAACACGCGGTATATTTTCCTGTGCCAGAATTTCATCCCTCATATCGGTGTAGAGATTCCAGTAATAGCCTGCCTTGGCAGCATCATCATCCAGATACAACCTGTTGGCCATCAGATAAGGCATAATATTCCGCCATTTGTCCGGCAGCCGGCACTCTGTGCTGTCTTCAGAAGCTGTGTTTATCGGCGCAGGCATTACAAGGGCATGAATAACCCGATGCCCGGAAAAATCTTCCGGCAGCATAAAATACCTGTTGTCAGTCAGTCTCCAGCCGTCCAGAGGAATATTGTCACCATAGATCACACCTGTCTGTGATATACCAATAAACTCCTCGCCGTAGCTCTGCGCCAGCCGGTAAAGGTCAAACAGATGCCTGTGCAGGCCGTCACAGTCCACACCTATCTGTTCAATCACACCGCCTATTGTGGAAGCAATCAGCCCCTGCCGCCAGTTATAAGCATCCACATAGGCCTGCCTGTTTTTCTCGTAGGCTTTTATTTTCTCAAATCCCAGGTTCAGCGTGGCAGTTCTTATATCTTTCCATGTTTTCATACTTTCTCCTTATATAAAAACAAGGGCAAGACAATACAGCCCTGCCCCCGTCCGATTATTTATGTACTTTAGCTGTTGCAAGCTGTTCAGGTCTTGCTACTTTTGCACCGTATGTGTAAAGGGATTTTACAGCATCGGAGAAAGATTTGTGTGGTCTGTAGGCCTCTGTTTCTTCAATGCCGTCTGCAAATGCGATAGCATCTTTTGTCATTACGGAAATGTGGTCGTCTGTGCCGTCATTGAAAATCTGGTTGGACATTTTAACGTAAGCACCGTTGTAAGTGCCCAGAATGCCTTTTTTCACCATATCCACGTTGTTTGTCAGCAGCTCTGTCAGGCTGTTTTTAAACAGTTTGTAGAACCATGGAGATACGCAGATATATACGTTGCCGTTTGCTGTGTTTACACCCTTGTTCCACAGTCTTTCAAAGAGGTCATCAACTACTGCCTTTGCAGCTTTTTCAGTTGTTACCGCCTGGGAAGCAATCAGGTTGTCTTCGTGGCAGTTTACAACCAGGGATGCGATGTAAGCATCCGCTTTCGCTGCCAGACCTGTAGCACCGCCTTTGCACAGTGCTTTCATTGTGTCCACATCTGCCTGTGCATCGTCCACGTCATCAACTTCCACGTTGAAGTATTTGAACTGGTCGATTTTCAGTTCTGTGGATGTATCTTCAGGAGTTTCCGGTGCATCAATATCCGTGCCCGGTACGTAGTCCTTGATTGTGGGGTTTGCAAGGCCAAGGATTTTAACTGTTTTGCCTTTGCCTACAAGACCTTTGTGCTTTGTGTTTACCACATCTCTGAAAATCATCAGAGGTGCAAGTTCGAGCTCAATTGTTTTGCTCCAAATGGTTGGCTTAAAATTTTCGTATGCCATAATATTTTATACTCCGTTATTTGAGCCTTGCCATGCTTCGAATTGCTTTTTCATATATCTTCGGGTCAGACAGGTCCTTTTTGTTCAGTTTGTCAAGTTCAGCACTTGTAAAAAACTCTTTTTCAGGGCTGCCTGTACCGACCATAGAGCCTGTAGAAGCAGGTTTAGGCCGTTTTGTCTGCTGCTGTATAGCCTTGGAAGCAAGGAACGCCTCTTTGGCTGTCATGTTTGCATCTTTGTTGAATCGCAGTGCAAGAAAAGTCTTCGGCAGGTCATCAAGACTTGTCACAGTGGGGTCAATAGCCTGTATTTCCTTCAGGTCATCTTCCATCCGTTTCTCAATCTCTCTTTCCTGATAGAATTTCAGCTGATTTTCCAGCCTGGAAACTCTGTCCTGCTCTTCTCTTTCTGCCTTGATTTCAGACACATCCACACCTCTTGTCTGTGCCAGGGCAAAATCCATCTGCTCCTGGAGCGTGCCACCGTCAAAGTAAGAAGAAAAAGCCTGCTGTGCCGCTGTAAGCTGCTGCTGCAGCTGTGCGTTGGTCTCTCTCATCCGGTCCAGCTCCTGCTTCCTGCGCATGTCTGCAAAATAGCTGTCCTTTTCGGTTTTCACACTCTCTGTCTGTGTCTGCTGTGACTGTTCATTTACCGCAGGTTCGGCGGCTTCCTGCACTTCTACGCCGGTATCCACTGTTTCTGCCGTTCCAGTGGCTGTAATGTTCAGTTCGTTTTCCATTTGTTTACCTTTCCGCCATTTCTACGCTGTTGGCTTGCGAATTTATCTAATATAAAAGGGAATACGTAGTCGCCCGTATTCCCTCAATATATTATTCAGTTGTTGTTTCAGCTTCAGCTGAAGTTTCTTCCTGCTGTGCCTGCGGCTGTGTCACTTTTTTATATCCATAGTTGGAACAAGTCTTATTCGGGCATTTATAGTGGAATTCCACCACACCGTCTTCTTCTCTTTCCACTGCTCTGTCCACCAGCATTTCAGTTTTACATATTCTGCATTTCATATCCTGCCTCCTGTGCCCGCAGTGTGGCAGCTTCCGCCTGCATATACTCTGCCTGCTGCTCAGCTGCCTCTTTTCGGCTTTCAATAATCTTTTTAAATACCTCTTTCGGCATTGTGCTGTCATCTCCCAGCGCTTCCACGTACTCCTCAAAGGTAATACGCTGTGTATCAAACAGATTTTTCAGCTGTGCATCCCTGATTGCAGCCCAGGTATTGCCGGTATGTGTGGCTTCAACCTTGATGTCCACATCCAGGGCTTTCAGCTCTGCCACCGGGATTGTATATGAATAATCGCCGTTGCTGTCCGGTTCATCCTCGTTTATCACAAGACCGTTGGGATTATAGGCAACTGTCATATCAAACCATATCCAGGCAATGTCCTCCACAAACTGTTTGTATGCCGCCACCTGCATATTCACGTTCAGGCTCTTGGCTTCCATTGCCGCCTGAATTGCGGTGC